GATCGACTCTGTGACATCCCCAACTGCCCCCGATGCGGCAACGCCCGTAAGAGCAATCTCAATTACAGGCGACGCAGTGCCAACCGCACCAGAAGCGGCAACGCCTGTTGCATCGAGAGTACCGCCCCAGCCATTACTCCCCCACGCGCCGTCGCCCCAGCCGAGAGACATGGCTTACCTTTTAGGTTGTGGACAAGCGCAGCAAAGCGGTTGTTGTGGTGTTGGAAGGCATGGTCAGAGTGAACGTACCAGCCGTAATGGTCTGTGAACCAAATGTGTGAACAGACACCGCCTTGTCAGACTGGCTGCTGTTATAGATCAACACGCAATCAAACGCTGTGCTCAAAGTCACAGTCGTGTAAGTGATAGACGCTGAAGGTGTCCAGTACGCCACGCCAGCAGTTGCTGAGCTGTTTGTAGCAATCGGAGCCGTAGCATTGGTCACTGTCACACCGCCAGCCGTGTAGCCTGTACCCGTCACCTCATTGGTAGATGAGTAAGCTGTAGTAGCCGCATTCACTGTGGCTGAAGTCAGATACAACGCTGCCTTGAATGTATCAGCAGTAGTTGCCGCACGGATCGGGGCAGTGCCAAAGTTGTGGGTGGCCGTCATGAGTTCGCCCATGAACGAAGTGCACATTGATTGAGTATTTGCCATTTGTGGCTCCTTATGCAATTGATGCGGCTTCAGCAGCCACGTAAGTTAATGGTTTCTTCAGAGTCACATGGGCCGACCGGTGAACTAACTCACCCTCAAGCCAATACTCCACCCAAGTGGTAGTCTCATTGTCATTATCTACGACCCCTTCTTTTTTCTCAAGAAGAGAATCATCCATTTCGCCTTTGGTGGTAGTAACGATCAATTTGAACTCCTGATTAAAGCTGCCGTTGCAGTGTTGGCAGGCATTGTGATTGTGAAATTTGTAGATGTTTTGTCTGAACCAAAATCCAGCACGGCAATAGATTTGTTACCCTGAGTCACGTTGTAGATCAAAGCACAACGAGAAGTTACGGATGCATTAAACACAACGTTGTTGAAGTTAATGTAAGCCGTATAGCCGTCAGAGTTAAGCGTCACCCCGGTTAGAGTGACACCGCCCGCTACATAACCACCGCCAGTCACTTCATTGGTTGTAGAGTAAATGGTTGTGGCTTCGTTTAAATTTGCGTTTGCTGTGTACAAAGCAATCTTGAGCGTGTCCGTAAGCATGTTGTGAACAGCTTGGTACAGCTCCGTCTTGAAGCTTGTGGTCTGGGTTTGGACAATTGAACTCATGAAACTTGAACCCTAACCTGTCCATCTCGGTAGGCATCACCACGTTGCTTACCATCACCAAGGTTTTTATACAAAGCAATTGCCTGCATGTAACGCTCTTGAGCAAGGCCAATCATATCTGCCTCACCCTTCATGTAAACAAGAGCTTCGCAGATCGTGCCGTACAGCAGTACAGAATCAAAGTTATCACCCAACCAAGTAGTTCCAGCGGTAACGATAGACTCTGGGTAGTAGTAATAATGCAGCTCTGCAACGTAGGTTGCATTAGGTGTTGGGCCAACAATAAACGACAATTCGTTTGTAACCGTACCGCCAGTGACAGTAGGGCCGAACAGCGCGTAGTGCTTAGGCTCAGCCACATAAGATGACAGAGGATAAGCAGAGCGGATGAAGTTCACATCCTTGTTCAACAAGTACAAGTAGTCACCTTGAAAGGTCACTGAGCTTGAGACCGTGGTTGCGTTGTTCTCAGTCAAATAGATTGTGGTTCCGCTAATGCTACGAACAACGGCATTAGTTCCAATACCTGAACCTGTAACCTGTTGGCCTACCGCAATGCCTGTCGTAGATGCCACCACAATTGACTTTGCTCCGGCAGTGCCGGTAGCAGTTGTTGTGTTCTGCGGATATACGGCAAGGCTATATACAGAGAGGAAATCCTCTGGGGCAGACAAGTACTTGTTTGTTGAGGTAATCGTGCCTGTCACGTTCTTTCGCAAGTTAGCTGCTCCGCCTGACGTATGAACGTATTCATATTGTCAGTTGGGAAAGAGTTCTCGCAGTAATCGCTTACCTGCGTGACAAGCTGGGTGTAGTTCATGCCATCGGGCCTCTACTCATAAAGCCTTTGGTAGCCGCTCCAGCGCCACGCATTTTGATACCAGTTGTCTTTGTTGCTGGCTGTGCACGGCGACTAATATTTCCAACAGACATATTGACGGTATTGGCATCGCTATGGTCAGGGCCAGAACCGGGATTTTCGGAAGCTTTAACAACTTTACCGGTCATGGTGTGTGGTGTGGCATAGACAGAAGCATCGCCAACTTCTTTACCCATTAATTTTTTGCTAAATGTAGCCATGATTAGCCTCGTTTCTGTGCGGCAATTTTTGCCAAGTTACGACCCATAGACAACATATCGGCATTGGTTTTACCCTTACCTTTACCTTTGCCGCCGTGCATCATTTTAGCAACGGGGCCGCTATCGCCATAGTTTTTACCCTCGGTCTTGCCTTTTTTAGCAATACCATCAGCTGATTTTGTAAATGCCATAATTAACTCCTTAAGATATTGATACTGTACCAACAAATGTTGTTGCCACCAAGTAGTTTGGTGTCAATCCTGCATCAAAAAACCTAGCTCCGCCAACAGGTGACCAACCCCACTGAATGTCCCGTGAACCACCTGATGGATTACCGCTTGCGTTTACACCCGAAGTCACATAAGTTGTGTCCTTGCGAGGGTTACGCAAAGCCTGTGGATCATCCACTGGAAACGTTCCAAGCATTAACTGCGGTTGATCTGGATCCCAACACTCAGGGCAAACCAACAACTCATACTTACGCTGCTTAATAATTTCATTCTTAAGCTTTTTGAGTTTAAACTGCTGGCCGCAGCGATCACATTCAGCAATCGCTATCTTGCCGGATGCGAAACGATTACCCATTATGTGTTACCTATGTACGTCTGACGAGGTACAAACCTAACGGCTGCTTTTTCTCGGTCTTCACCGGCTGCAATCTCAAATGTCTCGTCGTAAATCTGTTTTAACATCTGGATGCGGGGCATCAGCTCAGGTACTTTAACTGCGATGTGATAAGCCAACCCAGCCACCAAACATGGCAGGAAACGGAAGTTCATATCAGATGTTTCCATACCTGCACCCGCATCCTGCACTCGCCTCAAGCGCCAGTACACGAATTGATAGGTGGTGGTGTTATCAGGTGTAGGCCATACAGTAATGGCAGGAAGCTGCGGGACAAAGACTGCTGTGCCATCTGCTTGAGCGGCGGCTGTGGTGTTGTTCTGACCGCGATAAACACCGCCAAGAGTGTTACCTGATATATAGGTATAGTAGATGTCTTCTGAGTTTAAACGAATAAATCCTGCTCCCGCTAACCCAACCACCGTGTTAAGCGTGATCGTTGTTGCCGTGGAGGTGATGGCTCCATCCAAGACCGCATTCGTTGGATTAGTTTGCCCAGAAAGCCTTTGAATCCAAACTTGGATTGGTCTTGCTTGACTGAGTTTGTTTGGGATTGTTGCATAAGTAGAAACACTAATACGAGTGATGGTTAAATCAGCTTGAGTAGAAGATGTATTAGCTCCTGTGCGGATAACGTGTTCTAACAGATCAATAGTATCTGTAGGCAGGGCATACGTAGCCAGACCCGGAGTTAGGTTAATAATACCCTGCTCCATAGTCCACATGTTGATGCCTTTGTTCTGCCACTCAATGGTCATTAGGTTCATTGACCTACGTGCTGTACGCAAGTCATAACCTGAACGCATTTCCCGCCCAGCCCTCTCCCACGCTTCCTCGGCAATCTCCGTGAAGTCCATATTGAAGAGCGTTGAGCCGGTAGTGGTCATCTAAATCCTGCCGTTTTCTTTGCTATCGTTTTTGGTTGGGCTACAAACTGTTTGCCCGCCGCCTTGCCTGCGCGTTTGGCTTTGGTTGTAGCTGCGTACTCAGATGATGATAAAGACTTGATAGCCGCTTCGGGCAAATACCGCTCCCCCGTCTTGCTAGACGGTTTGCCAGACTTAGTGCGCCATTTCTGGTCGCCCCAATCTTTAAGCGATTTCTGAGGGGCTTTCAATCTCTATATCCTCCACCAGCTTCCTTGTATTTTTTAGCTACAAGTTGAGCTTTACGAGCAGACCATTCACCAGCGCCTGTACCATGAGTTGCCGCAGCTTTTACCTGAGACACAATTCTCTTACGCAAATCTGGCTTGGTGTAGTTACCAGCAGCATTGACTTTACCGCCTTCAGCGTACTGCGTGAAGTCAGTGTCATCACGGCGAGCTTTACGCTTGCCTTTGGACATTTTGCTAGGGAGCATTGCCCCCATTCCACGGCTTGC